ACAATCACATCAAGGATCTTTACAAGACAAAAAGATCGCTTGAGTTAGAGTGGGAGCAAGACCATATTGATAATGGTATATATACCATTAATATGGTTAGGATTGATGAAAAGATTAGAGAAGTTATTAGTCATATTAAAGTGGCTGAAGCTAAAGAATCTTTACATAAAGTAAAAATAGAATCTGCTGCTCCTGAATTTTCTATAGCTGGTTAAATAAACCAAGCTATTTATCGCTGGAATGCGTTTTCCTTATAAGGATATCTTGCACTTCGTTAAAATTTAGTCTATAAATAAATCACTATATATAAATTTTGATACAGACGCATATAGTCGACGGCCTAGAGACTGTATCATATAACTAGGAGAATATACTTATGGCAAATACTACTTTTTCAGGACCAGTCCGATCGGAAAATGGTTTTGAATCAATTACAAAAAATACTACTACAGGTGCTATTACAACTAATGCATCTTATGGCAAAACTATAACAGGTGGAGTTCAAGCTTTATCTGGTGCTGGTGCTGCTGATGTAACTAATTTAGTTACAGAATTAACTACAGGAGCAGGTGCTGCTGCAGTAACTTTAGCTAATGGTACAACTGTTGGTCAAATGAAAATCATTACTATGGTTGTTGATGGTGGAGGAACTGCAACAGTTACTCCAGCTACTTTTGCTAACGGAACTAATATAGCTTTTGCTGATGTTAATGACACAGTATGTTTAGTTTGGGCTAGTACAATTGGTTGGGTTATTGTTTCTAACAGTGGCGCAGCTGTAGCGTAGTAAATAATTTATGGAGCTCCTTCGGGAGCTCCTAACTAAGGAGTCAAAATGAAATCAGATGTAAAAGCAATAAGACAAAATACAGCTGGAACTATTTTTGCAGGGAGAACTAGATTAAGAGGTATTATTCTTTCTTCTGTAGCTGGTTCAGGTGCGGGAACTGTTATTCTTCAAGATAACACAAGCAGTACAACTTTATTCCAAGCAGATTGTCCTGATGGTGATGTGTTTGCATTTAATATTCCAGAAGATGGAATTTTATTTCCAGGCGGAATTAAAAGTTCAACATTAACCAACGCTACAGTAACTGTATTAATAGATAAATAGGAGGTTTAAGTGGCAAACACTACTTCCGGCACAGCAACCTTTGAAAAGGGTTTTACGATTGCAGATATTGTTACTGAGGCTTATGAAAGAATTGGTATTCAAGGAGTTTCTGGTTATCAATTAAAGTCTGCAAGACGATCATTAAATATTCTTTTTCAAGAATGGGCAAACCGAGGATTACATTATTGGGAAGTCAGAAATAATTCTTTGACTTTAGTTAATGGTCAATCTGCATATACAATGTATCGTTCCACTGCAGATGGAACTTCTGATGCAACAGCCATATATGGTGTGGAAGATATATTAGAAGCTTCTTATAGAAACGCTAATAATGTTGATTTACCTTTAACCAAAATTAACAGATCTGAATATCAATCTTTTTCAAATAAATCAGATACAGGTGTTCCTACTCAGTATTTCGTTCAACGTTTTATTGATAAAGTTACTATCACTTTATATTTAACTCCAGGAAGCACTGAAGCAGGTAATACTATTAATTATTACTACGTAAAAAGAATTGAGGATGCTGGAGATTATACAAATGATGCGGATGTTCCTTATAGATTTATTCCATGTATGTTAGCAGGTTTAGCTTATTATCTTTCTTTAAAATTTTCCCCTGAAAGAATACAGGCTTTAAAACTTTTATATGAAGATGAATTACAAAGAGCTTTAATAGAAGATGGTTCTTCTTCAAGTTCTTTTATTTCACCTAAAACTTATTATCCAGGTGTCTAATGGCTTTATCAAAAGGAAAATATGCAAAAGCGATCTCAGATAGATCAGGTATGGAATTTCCCTATAATGAAATGGTTAAAGAATGGAATGGTGCGTTTGTTCACACATCAGAATATGAACCTAAACATCCACAGCTTCAACCTAAACCATCACCAGGGGATCCTCAAGGTTTATCTAATGCCAGACCGGATCGTTCCGAGCCTGTAACACCAAACCTATTATCTTCAAATCCATTTAATATTACATCTGGATCCACAACAATCATTGTAACTGAGACTAATCATGGTAGAACTACGGGAGATATAGTTGTATTTAGAAATGTAAATGGTAGTCCAGGTGGATTAGCTTATACAATATTTGAAAATGCTTCAGGATTTAGTATAACAGTAACTGATACAAACAATTATACATTTACTATAGGATCAACTCCTACAGTAACAGAAAAAGCAGGAGGAATAACTGTGACCGCAGGTCCAGTGACATTAACACCATGAGTTATACATATTCAGATTTAAAAACAGATATTAGAAATTACACTGAAGTTGATAGTAATGTTTTATCCAATACCATTTTAACTACGATTGTTAAAAATGCCGAAAACAGGATTTATAGAGACGTTGATTCAGATATTAATCGTTATTATGCAACATCTACTTTAGCTATAGGTAATCGTTATGTAACAATTCCTCAAGATTTAAGATCTATAAGGTATGTTCAACTAACGGATGCTTCTGGAAATCAAGTTTATTTAGAAAAAAGAGATGTTTCCTTTATGACTGAATATTATAATACACCTTCTACACAATCCGGTTTTCCGAAATATTATGCTAACTGGGATGAAGAATATTGGGTTGTAGCGCCTACACCTGATGCTCAATACTCTATTACAATGGCTTATATTAAACAACCAGACTCTATTACTGCTTCAGATTCAACAACAACTTATGTTTCAAATAAATATCAGGATTTACTTTTATATGCTTGTCTGGTAGAAGCATATGGATACTTGAAAGGCCCTGCAGATATGTTACAATACTATGAGCAGTCCTATTCAAAAGCACTGGCTTCGTACTCTATCGAACAACAAGGTAGAAGACGCCGAGACGAATATCAAGATGGTGTTATTCGTACTCCTTTAAAATCAGAATCACCATCAAAATACTAAGGAGATAAATAATGGCAAATATAGTACCTGACTCTTTTAAAACAGACTTGTTAAAAGGTACCTTCAATTTTGATTCTGGAGGAAGCACTTTTAACATTGCATTATACACATCACTAGCTGCTTTTAGTACTGCTACAACTTCATACATAACTACGAATGAAGTTTCACCAACTGGAACAGGTTATACAACTGGTGGTCAAGCATTAACTAATAATGGTGTTGCAGTGTCTAGTAATATTGCTTATGTGGATTTTGACAATGAAACATTTTCAAGTGTTACTTTAACTGCGCTAGGAGCTCTGATTTATAAAGACACAACTAATGAAGCGGTATTAATTTTAGATTTCGGCGGAAGTAAAACAGCTACGAATGGTGATTTTACTATTCAGTTTCCTACTGCTGATTCATCTGATGCAATCATTAGACTTGGCGACGCATAATAATTTAAGGAGTTTATAATGGCGTTAGTATTAAATGACAGAGTAAAGGAAACTAGTACCACAACGGGAACGGGATCTTTTACATTGGATGGAGCGGTAACAGGCTTTGAAACTTTTTCATCTGCAATTGGAAATACGAACACAACGTATTATGCCATTGTATTGCAAGGTGGATCTGAGTTTGAAGTAGGTCTTGGCACAGTAAGTGCTGGAGCTTTATCTAGAGATACAATTTTATCTTCTTCTAATAGTGATGCTTTAGTAAATTTTTCGGCAGGTACAAAAGATGTATTTTGTACGTTACCCGCTAGTAAAGCAGTATATAAAGATGCATCAGGTAATATTATAGGAGCAGCTTCGGAGGGATTTGCGGTAGCAATGGCAATAGCATTATAGGAAAATTATGGCACAAAATTTTAGAAATTATTTAAATCAAAACATAGGAACTTCTGCTGTATCGGTTATTGGTGGAGCAGCAGTTAATAGTTATGACTGTTTAATTAGTATTCGTTTAGCAAACACTGTAGGTACAACGGTAAATGCAGATGTGTATATCAAACGATCCGCAACAGATTATTATTTAATTAAATCAGTACCTATTATTTCAGGCGGTTCGCTAGAATTAATTGATGGAGGATCTAAAATTGTATTGGAATCAGGCGATGAGCTTTATGTAAAAAGCGATACTGCTTCTTCCATTGATTGTATAATAGGTGCAGTAGACAGTATAAGTTCATAGGAGGATGAGATGGCATATTTAGGAAACTCACCCAAAACCAACCTAATCA